TACCGACGACGACGAACCCGACGATCCCGGAAGGCGAGATCGAGGCGGCGAGGCAGGAACTCCCGGCGCACGTCTTCGAGCAGGAGTTCCTCGGCATCCCGGCGGACGACGGAGGGAACCCGTTCGGACTCGACTCGATCGCCTCCTGCGTCTCGCCGCTCTCGACGGACCCGGTCGTCGCGATCGGGATCGACCTCGCGAAGTCGGTCGACTGGACGGTCGTCGTCGGTCTCGACAAGGACGGAAGGGTCGCGATGCTCGAACGATGGCAGGGACCGTGGGCCGAGACCGAGCGTCGGATCCTCGGTCTTCTCGGCGAGGCTCCCTCCCTGATCGACTCGACCGGCGTCGGCGACCCGATCGTCGAGGGTCTTCAGCGGAAGTCGCCTCGCGTCGAGGGATTCAAGTTCTCCGCGACGTCGAAGCAGCAGATCATGGAAGGACTCGCGTCCGCCTTCCAGACGCGGCGAGTCTCAATTCCCGATGGATGGCTACGCGTCGAGTGCGACACTTTCGAGTATATCTACACGCGAACCGGCGTTCGCTACGAGGCTCCGTCGGGTATGCACGACGACGGCGTCTGTGCGTTGGCTCTGGCTCTCCGATGCCTCGATACCTCCGCCCGCTCCGGGTTCGATTTTAGGATCCTCTGACCATGCCGATCGGCGATCTCTTCGGACTCCTCCGCAAGCGGCAGACCACGCCGGATAAGTACCTCGCGTCGAGCGTGAACGTCGTAGGGAACGGAATACACGGTGCGAAGCGTCCGGAGTTCTCGCAGCAGAGAGGGATCAACGCCTTCCGATCGTGGGTCTACGCCGCCGCGTCGATCAACGCGAACGCCGTCGCCTCGATGCCGATCCGGCTCTACACGACGAAGGACGAGTCGCGTCGCGTTACGTCTCGCGGGGTCAGCCGTCGTCGCAAGGCGTACCTGATGGGAGACGGGAACGGAGACCAGCGACCGTCGACCGCCGTTCTTCGGAAGGCGGCTATGTATGGCGACGAGATGCAGGAGGTACTCGATCACCCGATCCTCGACGTCCTCGCCTCCGCGAACCCATACCTCAACGGCTTCGACTCGACGGTCCTCCGGATCCTCTACGGCGAACTCACCGGGAACGCGTACCTCCACCCGATCATCGACGAGGCGACCGGGATCCCCGGCGAACTCTGGCCGCTCGCACCGCAGCATGTCGAGGTGATCCCGGACGAGGACGAGTTCATTCGCGGCTACGTCTACGGCGTCGACTCGCAGCACAAGCAGATATTCGACGTCGACGAGGTCGTCCACTTCCGTCGACCGAATCCGGGTTCGCTCTACTACGGACTCGGAAAGGTCGAAGCGGCGTTCGGCGTGATCTCCGCGAACGCGGCTCTGCACGAGATGGATCTCGCGACGTTCCAGAACTCGGCGCGACCCGACTACGCTGTCGTCGTGAAGGGAACGCCTACCGGCGACCAGTTGGATCGCTTCCAGACGCAGGTCGAGAACCGGCTTCGAGGAACGCGGAAGGATGGGAACTTCGTCACGGTCACGGGCGACGTTACGTTCACGCCGCTCAACTTCCCACCGAAGGATCTCGCCGGTCGCGAAGAGATCGTCGAGGAGATCGCCGCGATCTTCGGCGTCCCGGTGTCGATGCTCAAGGCGAACGACCCGAACCTCGCGAGTGCGACGACCGGCTTCGCGTCATGGCGAGAAGGAACGATCCTCCCGCTCTGCCGCATGGACGAGCAGGAACTCAACCAGAGTCTCCTTCCGATCTTCGGTCTCGACGAGGACTACTGCCTCGCCTACGACAACCCGGTTCCGAGAGATCAGGCGATGGAACTCTCCGAACGTCAGACGGCGGTCGCGGGCGGCTGGCGTACGCCGAACGAAGCGAGGCTCGAAGAGGGACGAGAGCCGATCGAGAACGAGTTCGCGGATCAACTCCTCGTCGGCGGCCAGCCTCTCGGCGGTGCCGCTCCGATGGGCGGCGGACTGCTCTCGGTCGACGAGCCGGAAGCGGGCGCGATCCCCGAAGCGAAGGAAGAGGAGCCGAGCGTGGACGTCGAGTTCGCCGCGAATCTGCTGGAGTCGGTTCGAGGTCGAAGGCTCGCCGCCTACTCGGCGGTGAAGATGCTTCAGGGATGCGGCTTCTCGCGAGCGGTCGCCGAGCGGATGGTCGAAGCCGAGACGAAGGCGGTCGACGACGTCGATCTGAAGCCGACCGAGCAGATGGCGGCTCTCGCTGAACGCGGTCTCCGGCTTCGAGAGGAACACGGACGCGGCGGGACCGAGGTCGGCGTCGCTCGCGCTCGCGATATCAAGAACCGAGCGAACCTCTCGCCGGAGACCGTCTCCCGGATGGCGTCGTTCTTCTCGCGTCACCGCGTCGACCTCGACGCTCCCGCCGCGAAGCCGGGTCACGACGAGTACCCGTCGGCGGGAGTCGTCGCGTGGCTCCTCTGGGGAGGCGATCCCGCGAACCCGGACGAGGCGGGCGCGGCGTGGGCGGAGCGGAAGGTCGCGGAGATCGAAGGCCAGCGAGAGAAGGTTCCCGCGAAGCCGAGCGATCGAATCGAGGGATCTGACGCGAACGAGGAAGGCGAGTCGAAGGTCTACGAGTGGCCGAAGTCGGTCCGGAAGTACCGACTCGGAATCGAGGGTCTGCCGGGCGACTTCGCTCGCGTCAAGGCGGAGCAGGGAGAGCCGACCGCCGAAGAGGACATCAGAGACGACGAGCAGACCACCCCGGCGATGGCGATCGCCTCGATCGTCGCGGGCGGACTCGCCGAGGTTCAGAAGACGCTCGTCGCTGCTCTCGAACACGGGAAGATCGCCTCCGCTCCTACGAAGGCGGAAGGCGGTCGAGACGCCGAGATCCGGAAGATCCTGCAATCCCTCGCCGGTCTCGAAGGGAAGATCCTCGACGACCTCGTCGGCTCGATCTCGCAGGCGGCAGCGGGCGGAGGATCCGCCGGGATGTCTCGCGTGAACGAACTTCTCCGAGGAGCCGGAGCAGGGAAGGTCGGCTCTCCGGCGATCTCCGAGGCTCTGGCGAAGGCGATCGAGAAGCGAGCCGGTCTGATAGCGAAGTCGGTCATCGAGGACACGGTGAAGCGGTTCGTCGGTAGTCTCGATCTCACGTTCTCCGTTCAGGACGAGGTCGGTCGTCTTCGGTCGCTCTACGACCTCTCGCCGAAGCGGGCGGAGACGATCGCGAGGACCGAGTCGGCGAACGCGTACCACGAGGGTCAGGTCGACGCGTGGAAGGAGTCCGGAGCCGTTCGCGAGAAGCGGTTCCTGAAGGCTCCCGGCGCGTGCCAGTTCTGCGACGCCGTCGAGAAGAAGTACGGACCGAACGGAAAGGCTCTCGCCGTTGATGCTCCGATGGTCCGAGGAGGCGAGACGATCGTCGGAGCGAAGGGTGGAACGCTCACGCCGAAGTTCGACAGTCCGGGGATCGTCCACCCGAATTGCCGATGCGACTTCATTCCCGTAATCGAAGGAATCTGATGCAACGAAAGACTCTCAACGCCTCGATCTCGAAGGCTGGTCCCTCCATCGACGCGACGATCTCGACCGAGACGATCGACCGCGACGGCGAAGTCCTCGTCGCGCAAGGGATGGACGCGACGGAGTTCGACGCGAACCCGGTCGTCTTCTACAACCACGACTACGCGCAGCCGATCGGACGCGTGACCGAACTTCGACGAGGGAAGGGAAAGGTCGACGCGACGATCGAGTTCGCGAAGCGACCGCCCGACTTCGAGGGATCCTACTTCCCTGAGTTCGTCGAGTCGCTCGTCGAGCAGGGAATCGTCAAGGGTATCTCGGTCGGCTTCGTCCCCGCTCCGGGCGGCGTTCGGAAGGCGAGCCAGAAGGACCGCGAAGACTACGGCGAGGACGTCCGAAACGTCTTCTCGAAGTGGAAACTGCTGGAGGTCTCCGTCGCTCCGCTCCCGGCGAACGGCGAGGCTCTCGTCTCCGCCGTTCGGAAGGGTGCGGTCGACCGAGCAGCCGCCGAGCGATGGCTCTCCTTCGAGGCTCCTTCTCACTCGATCGAGATCGAGGTTCCGAAGCGAGGATATATCGACCGACTTTCGACTCTATGAACAGCGACGCGATGCGTCGATCGGGACGGGTGGCCGACAGGGCCGGACCGGGCGGTGGATAGCGGGAACGTCGAGCAATCACGAAACCACGTTCAAGGAAATCAACATGCGACAGGTGACACTCACCGCGTTGAAGACCGAACTCCAGACGCTCGCCGATCAGGTCGGCGAGTCCCGGTTCGGTCAGGCGAAGGCTCTGTATCTCGATAAGGTCATGGTGACCGACGAAGAGGGAACTCCGGTCAAGGCCGAAGACCTCGAAGTGATCCTCGCTCCGAAGGCCGCCGAGATGGCGGACGAGGAAGAGGAGAAGGCGGTCGAAGAGGACGAGGAAGAGGAGAAGGCGGTCGCTCCGAAGGCGTTCCGTCCGACCTTCCGGAAGGGTCTCGCGACTACCGCGAAGGCGTCCGCTCCGGCGATCATCCGTCCGAAGACCTACGGTCGACTGCGTCACTTCAAGGACGACTCGAACGGCGAAGCCGTCCACAAGGCGATGAACTTCGGCCACTGGTGCCGCGCTCAGATGGGAAGCCGGAAGTCGCTCGACTTCTGCGACCGTCACGGCATCGTCTCGAAGGCGCACGTCGAGGGAACGAACTCGGCTGGCGGATTCCTCGTCCCCGATGAGTTCGAGACCGAACTCATCAACCTCCGCGAAGAGTTCGGCGTCTTCCGTCGCAACTCGAAGATCGTTCCGATGACGACCGAGGTTCACTACCTCCCGAAGCGGACCGGGACTCTCTCGGTCTACTATCCGGGCGAAGCGACCGCAGGAACCGAGTCGACTCAGACCTTCGCTCAGGTCACCATGACCGCGAAGAAGGCGATGATCCTCACGACCGTCTCCTCCGAACTTCAGGAAGACGCGTTCGTGAACATCGCCGACGATCTCGCCGGTGAAATCGCCTACGCGTTCGCGAACAGCGAAGACTCGCAGGGATTCACCGGGACCGGCTCGCCGTTCACCGGTCTTGCCTCGTCGCTCGGTGCCGCCGGAACTCACGACGTCGCAGCCACTACCGGCTTCAGCGACGTGACGAACTCCGACGTCACGGATCTGATGGCTCTCCTCCCGCAGTACGCGGACACCCCGAACTGCAAGTTCTATATGCACAAGTCGGTGTTCCACGCGATCTTCGAGCGGCTCTTCGTTGCGGCGAACGGCTTCTCGGGAACCGAGTACCGCGCCGGTGGTCAGCCGACGATCCTCGGATACCCGGTCGAGTTCACTCAGGTCATGCCGTCGTCGTACACCGCGAACGATATCATCGCCTACTTCGGCGACCTGAGTCTCGCGACCAAGTTCGGCGATCGCCGCGCGACCGAGATCGCTCTCAGCGACTCCGGTCTCGATGCGTTCAAGCAGGACGAGATCGCGGTCCGTGGTACGGAGCGGATCGCGATTCAGGTCCACGATGCGGGCGACGGCAGCAACGCCGGTCCCATCGTCGGCATGAAGATCTGATCGGATCTCTTTCTTCCTCCTTTCTTTCGGCTGGCCGTCGCCTTCGGGCGGCGGTCAGTCGGGAGGAGGGATATCTGGAGGCGACATGGCCGTCGGAACCTACGCTCTCACCTCGCTCTCGAACCTGAAGGACTGGATCGGGATCACCTCGTCTACCGACGACGCGGTTCTCGAATCGGCTATCGACCGAGCGACCGACGTCGTCGAAAGATACTGCGACCGGAAGTTCAAGTCGCGAACCTACTACGAGTGGAGCGAGCCGAACGGCGAGTCGACGCTGACCGTCAAGAACACGCCGATCGTTTCGATCAACGCGATCTCCTACGGTTCGCGGTCGGCGATGAAGATCACCAGCGACACCGGATCGACCGACGTCCTCGCTACGGTAGCGAACGACGGAGAAGAGATCCGGCTTCGCAAGGTTGCGAGCGACGGAACGACGACGACCTCGACGATCTCGCTCGCGACCTACCCGACGACGGCTCTCGTCGTCTCCTATATCAACACGAGCGTCTCCGGCTGGTCCGCGACGCTTCTCGCGAACGCCTACTCGCGAAGCGTCTATCGGTTCTCCGGTCTCAGCGTCATCGACGCGGATCCGATCATCCCGTATCCGGGAACGACGGCGTCGGAGTTCCGGGTCGACTTCCAGACCGGCGAGGTTCATCTGATCACGGATCGCTTCCCCTACTCGTCGCCGGACGGCTACGAGATGCACCGGTTCCCTCGCGGGTTCCACCCGGTCTTCGTCGAGTACGACGCCGGGTTCGCGACGATCCCCGACGATCTCGAACTCACGACGATCGAGATCGCCGCCGACCTCTACCGAGAGCGGAAGCAGGATCGAACGGTCGGATCCGAGTCGCTCGGCGACTACAACTACAGCCGGATCGCGGTCGCGGAACTCCTCTCCGCACGATGGGAGAAACTCCAAGCGTACCGGGAGATCCGATGAGCATCGACAGCCTGATCGCGAAGCACGGGAAGACGATCACGGTGAAGAGTCGAACCGTTGCGAACGACGCGGTCGGCTCTCCGGTCGAAACGTGGACGAGCGTCGTCGGCGTCTATAACGCGATGGTGCAGATCAGCGGAGGGTCGGACGCTACGACGGCGGGACGCGAGGGACGACAGCGAACCGCGACTATGTACCTCCTTCACGATCAGGACGGCAGGATCAACATCGAGGACCGCGTCGACTACGGCGGCGCGGAGTGGGAGATCCGATCGGTTCGCGTACCCGACGAGAGGGAGGCGAGCGATCACCTCTGCTATACGATCGTCGACGTCGAGGAGGTCATTCAGTGAACATCCGCGCGAAGATCTCCTCGAACTTCAAGGCGAGCGTCGTCACGAAGGCGTACCGGAAGGAGACGATTGATCTCGTGAACGACGTCGCGACCGGAACGCAGTCGCTCCTCAAGAAGACGCTGAACCGAGGAGACGGTCGAACGAATCCGAGCAAGCCGGGACAGCCGCCGCACGTCCGAACCGGAACGCTCCGGCGATCGTGGACGACGAAGACGAACCGGACCGAGAAGCGATCGAAGTCCGGCGTCCGCCTCCGTCTCGGCTCGAACGTGAAATATGCTCGCGCGCTTGAGTTCGGATATCGACCGAGGAACCTCGCGGCTCGTCCGTACCTCGGACCGACCGTTCGCTCGCCGCAGTTGCGGAAGTTCATCGACCAGCGACTCGCGGCTTCGGCCAAGAAGATCCGATCGACGATCCAGCAGAAAGCGGTGAAGCGATGAGCGTCGATCTGATGAAAGCAATATACGCACGCCTGACCTACGACGCGGGAAGCGGGACGAATCCTCTTCGCACGGCGGTATCCGATCGGATCTACGCGATCGAGGCTCCGGCGAGGACGACGCTTCCGCTCGTCGTCTACTCGGTCGACAGCGTGAACACCGAGAGGTTCTTCGGCGGCATCGTCAAGCAGACCGCCGGATTCACGGTCTCGGTCTTCACGAAGTCGGAGTCGGGAGCCGATTCGATAGTAGACGTCGAGGAACTCGTCTTCGACTTGCTGGATCAGACCGGCGTGACGGTGACGAACCACGATCGAGGGTATATTCGGAACGTGACGCGAGGCGTTCCGGAACTCGACGGCGAGGCGTTCCGAACCGATACGACCTTCGAGATGGTCGCGCATCTCACAGCCTAACGGGACGAACTATGGGAACGACTACAGCGATCGGATCGGACGGATCGGTCACGATGCCGACCGGATACAAGGCCCAACTGAACACTTGGTCGGCGACGATCTCGCGGACGACTTCGGTCGTGACCGGCTTCGGAGATTCCGGTGCGAGTCGCGTCGCGTCCGCAGTCGTCGACATCACCGGATCCGCCGGAGGCGTTCCCGAATACAACGCGGCGACGACGAGCGCGGTCGGCATCGACGGAAGTGCCGCAGGCGGGAACATCGTTCTCGGCTGGAACGATGTCGGAGGGACCGCCGACTGCTCGATCGCGTTCGACGCGGTCTTCGGTTCCGTCGCGTTCGCTTCGACGCAGGACGGCGACGCGACCGTGACGTTCAACTTCGAGGTCGCCTCGACGGCGGCTCCCGTCTTCACTTGGTACGAGGTCTGATCCATGCCCAGTTACGCAATCGGTTCTGACGGTGCCGTCTCCCTACCGTCCGGGTTCAACGCGACGCTGAACACGTGGTCGGCGACGATGACGCGAACGACCTCGGTGACTACCGGGTACGGCGCGAGCGTTCACAATCGACGCGCGTCCAGCGTGATCGACGTCACCGGATCCGCTGGAGGAATGCCGACCTACTGGGACGGATCCGACTCCGGAACCGACAACGGCTTCTCGCCGATCAAGCACGCCGCAGCCGGGACGACGCTCGACGACCGAGCGGGCGGCGAGATCACGCTGACGGTCGCGACCGGATGCACGATCAACTTCGCGGCGGTCTTCTCCTCGTACGCCTTCGGCGTGACGAACGACGGCGACTCGACGGTGACGTTCAACTTCGAGATGAACGACTCCGCCGGTCCGACCACGGCGTGGGATGAGTCGCCATGATCCGAGGGAAGGAGGATCTGATCTCGCAGGGAATCCTGCGACCGTCGTCGAAGGACTGGCGGGTTCGCTTCGTCTTCCTCGACGGGACGGAGAAGGTCGTTCGCGTCTCTCCCGGAAGGATCGACGAGTCGACGGCGGTCGATCGAGCGATGAGGCACGCGAAGATCTTCGACGCGTCCGTTCTGAAGGAGACGCAAGCCGAGAGAGTCGAGCCGACGGCGAAGGTCGCCGGGTTCGGCATGATCCAGAAAGGAAGCACCGGATGAACCCGATCCCGATCACGGTCGGAGGCGAGACGACGCTCATCCCTCGGCTCCGAGTCCAGCAGATCATCGACATCGCTACCCGACGATTCGAGCGGGATCGCCTCGATCTCGTCGCCGACTTGACGGACGCAGGCGTCGAACCCGGCGAGCGACTCGAACGGCTTCGCGAGCATCGGAAGGAGAGCGGTCTGTCGAGCGGGATCGTTCGAGCGGCATTCTCTACGGAGGGAGCGGTCGAGATCATCGCGGAGGCGATGGGAGGAGATTTCCCGGATCGGTTCGGCTCGATCGCTCCGGACGAGATCTCTCGTCTCGCGCTCGCTTGTATCGGCGTCGAACTCGGAGAGTCGACCGAAGGGAGTGCCGAGGGAAAGGATCCGGCGGCGAGCGTGACTGGATAGCGGAGGCGGCGTGGATCGCGAAGTACCTTCCGGGAGTAGGGAACCCGATGCGTCTTCCGATCGACGAGTTCAACGGGTATCTGGATGAGATCGTTCGGATGATGAAGAGGGAGAGTCCCGCCGGGAGCGGGACGACGGATCACCGCTCGCACGTTGAGGAATCTATGAGGCGCATTCATGGCGGACTTTGAACTCGAACTCGAACTCACCGCGAGGATCGACGACCTCGAAAGAGGGATGAAGGACGCACAGAAAGCGGTCGAGCGATCCTCGGAGAAGATGGAAGAGGCGACGAACGAGGTCTCGGAAGGCGCGTTCACTCCTCTGATCGACAAGATCGCGAAGGTCGCCGCCGGTCTCTTTCTTGCCGAGGGTGCGTTCAAGATTGGAGCGGCTTCCGCTCGCGCGTTCGCGGGAGATACCGAGTCGATGGCGGCGGCTCTAATGTCGATCCCCGTGATCGGTCCTCTGATTACGTCGATGACCGAGTTCGGTACGGCTCTCGAATACGCCTCCGAGAGTGCGTTCAAGGCGAGAGCGAAACTCGCGGAACTACGGGAAGAAGCGAAGAGCCTCGACGTCACGGTCGGAATTCTCGGAGACCGGATCTCGTCGTTCGCCGAACTCCAGCGGCTTCTCGGAACGGACGAAGCAACGATCGCCGAGTTCAACTTCGACCGAGAGATGCAGAGGCTCGAAGCGACGCACCGAGCGAAACTCCTCGCGATCGACGAAGAGAGAATGGCTCGACACGAGGCTCTGGAAGCGGACGACCTGACGTTCGAGGAGCAGAGGAAGCGAGAGAAGCAGATCAACGAGGACCGACGTCGAGCGATCGAAGCGGCAGAAGAGACGCTCCATCTCCAGAGGAAGATCGTCGAGCAGAAACTGAAGCAGGTCAAGGCGACTCAGGCGGAAGCGGATCTCGCGAAGGAGGCGGAGTTCGCCGCGAAGCGTCAGGCTGAACTCGATGCGGAGGCGGAGTCGCACCATCAGTTCATGCTCGAACTCGCGGAGGAGCAGAAGAAGAAGGACGAGGCTCGACTGAAGCGTGACGAAGAGCGGCTCGCGATCGCGAAGAAGATCGAGCAGGCGGAACAGGAAGTCGCGAAGGCGAGAGCCGAAGCACAGAAGAACGTATCGCGGGCGACCGCTACGTTCTCGACGGCGGGCGGCTCGTTCACGGCGGGCGTTTCGGCTCAACTCAACGAGGCGAAACTGCTCACGAAGATCTCGACTGCGTCGAAGGAACTTCTCGCGGAGATCGTTCGGAACACCGCAGGAATAGGAGCCGGGCTGGTATGACCGCGACCGTCACCGAGTTCATGGAGTCCCGATCGCTCTCGACCTCTGGAGGTCGAGGATCCGCTCGTCGACTCTTCCACGTCTCCGGCGTCTCGAATCCGGCGGACCTCTACGCCGTCATCGGCACGCTTGGACTACCGAGGAAGTTCGAGCGGCATCCCGACTTCCCCGGTCTCGTCGCTCGCGACTTCAACGCCTCGCTCGTCTCCGGTCATACGGACCTATGGCGATTCGAGTGGACGTACGAGCAGACGAGCGCGGGGAGTCCGGAGATCGCGACGGATCCGACGATCGAGATCGGTCCTCCGGAGGTTCTGCCTAATGAGGTGACCTACGTCGAAGAGTCGGCGGAGATCCGTGCCGAGTTCGTGACGGCGTACCGTCGCGGTCCCGGCATCTCGTACCCTACGGAGGGAACTCCGACGACGGACGAGGACGAAGTCGCAGGAGTCCCGATCGACAAGGCCGGAGTGCCGATCTCCGTCCAGCGGAACATTCAAGAATTCACGATCACCGAAACGGTGAACGAGCCAGACCTCGACCGATACCGCGACTTCCGGTTCTGCCGGAACTCCTCGATCTTTCGAGGATTCGGCATCGGGACGGTTCTATATCGAGGCGCGTCGGTTCGGCGTACCGGCGTCGACGTCTATCAGGTCGCTCACTCCTTCGTCGAGGATTCCGACTTCCATCTCCAGCAGTCGCCGCTCGTCGATCAGGACGGGAAGCCGTTCATCGAGAACGGTCACGCTCGCGACGTCTACTGGGTGCAGCCGTTCATGGTTACGAAGAACCTGAACCAACTATCGTCGAACTTCTAGGATACACCGATGGCGAACGAAATCAGAATGGGTGGATCGCTCACGATCAGCGATACGAACCTCGCGGAGTCCTTCAATCCGGGATCGGTGTCGATCGACCTCGCGAACGCGAAGGGATCCGGAGGGATCCTCGACGTAGGCACGTCGGTCGAGGTCATCACGAAGGGTGACACCGCGAACGGCGGCGTCTATTTCTTCCGGAACACCGACGCGACGAACTACGTCGAGATCGGTCTGACGTCTGACGATACGGCGTCCGGAACCTTCTATCCGATGCTGAAACTGCTCGCGGGCGAGTTCTCGCTCGGTCGTCTATCGAACGCGAACGTCTTCGCGAGAGCGAACACGTCGAGCGTCAATCTCCAGTTCCGGATGCTCTCTCCGTGACGGATCTCCCTCGCTTCACCGGCGGCTCGCTCGGTCCGATCTCGTTCGCTCAAGTGAACGAGATGATGCGTCGACTCGACGCTCTGAAGCCGTTGATCGAGACGGTCGGCGTGACGCGAGGCGACGAAGCCGACGCGAAGGACTCGGTCCTCCTCGTCTACGCGAAGAAGACGAGCAGCATCGACTATCCCGACCGATACGATTGGAGAGAGATCGCGGTCCGGAACGTCGACAAGGACAACCCGACCGAGACGGTCGCGAACTACACCGAGGACGACTGGGAAGAGATCGAACTCGACGTCGTTACGCGAGGCGGTACGGTCCTCGACGAGAAGGGAGAGGAGTCGGAGACGTACGCGATCTCGGTCGCCGACTTCGAGGAGGGATTCGCGTTCTGCTTCGTTCGTCGTTCGCTGGACGGTCGACGCCGATACGTTCTCGTTCCGCTCGTCGCGGGTACGACGGGAGCCGGTCCCGCGTTCTCCGATCTCTACCTGCTCGAAGCGGTGATCGGCGACGGAGGCTCCGTACCGTTCTCCGACTCTTCGGGTTCGGTGGACGCGTTCATCTACACCGCTCGCAGTCTGACGATGACGGTAGCCGGGAACGAGGTTCGACTCGCGAAGGGATCGGAGGTCTTCGTCTTCTACGACTTCGGACTCGCGAACCCGAACATCCCGTCCGTGTCGACCGGCGCGATCCTGACGCCTCGACCGCTCGCGGAGGGTACGGTCTTCCGTGGAACGCTCAAGGAACTACCAACCGGGCAGCGGATCGGATACGTCGCTCTGCCGCCTCGACTCGACGTGGAGTGTGCATGATGAAGAAGCGTTGGCCGATCGGAACTCTACCGACGAACGCCGTCGAGATACTTCGGTGCGATGCGAGTCGACGGATCACGATCGACTCGATCCACTTCGTGAACTACACGACCGGGAACACGAACGTGGATCTCTATCACGTTCCCGCCGACGAGGAAATCTCAGACCACTTCCATCTCGTGCGGAACCACGCGGTCAGTGCGAATACAGCGTTCCGCCTCGTCGACCAGAGAATCTACCTCGAACCCGGCGACCGGCTCTTCGCCTATGCCGACGACGCGAATCACTTGAACTGCTTCATCTACGGCGAGGAGTACGGCGGGTGACGTCGTACCTCGCCGCCTGCTGCTGCGACGATGACACCGGCGGTCCCGCGTGCGCGACGTGGGCGTCCTTCGATTTTGAATTCTCGGTAACCGCTAGCCAGCAGAAGACCAATTTCCAGACGAACTACACCTATACGTCCAACGGTTCCGTCTCTGGGAGTCTTCGCGGGACGGCTTTCTTGAAGACGGTATCAGGTCTCGGTAATTTCAGGACGTTAGATTCCGACGACGTTGCAGCGAACTTTATCATCGACGAGATGTCTCACTCTGGAGAACTTCGGCTAGAAAGCAACTCTCCATTCGCTGATGACGCCACCATCTTCTCAGAACTCGAAGGCGAGGCGGTTCGAGGATACGCGACCATCACGGAAGGTTTCGGCCTGAGTCTCTACCCGACTATCGGATACCCTCCGTTCCTTCCGAACGTCGAACTCGACAGCGGCACCTACGGAAGACGATTGTACGTCTACGTCAAGGCTCCACACCGGTATCGAATCGTCAGCGATGAGATCGGAGAAATCATCAACGGCGTGACCGAAGAGGTGGTTCCGTTCGGAGCCGATGGGATATTCGGATCGGTCGAATACCGGAAGCCGTTGACGACCCTTCAGGAAATAGGATCAGAAGAAGTGCCATGCGATTCTGGCTCTCCGGTATATAGCGGTCGTGCGATTTCTCCTACCCCGATGGAAAATTTCGGTGCCTCTGCACTCGGTCTAGAGAACATCGACACGGTCCTGCTTCCTCATTCTCTGAGCGGGACAATCGACAACCGAGACGAAGAAGGATTCGGTGATCTGCTCGTAGTGAACCGGGAGTGTTCGGGGAGTTGCTCGAACGTACAATTCTACGAAGAGGATCCGCGACCGTGACCTGCCGTCATCTCGTCGACAAGCGGTGCGAGTTGGATCTCTTCGGCGGGACGCCTCGACCGGAGGACTGCGGTATCTGTCCGGCGTACGATGGGAAGATCCGAGGAGCGGGAGACGTCATCGCTCGCGGACTTTCGAGACTCGGAGCGGATCGTCTCGCTCCGAAGTCGTGCAAGTGCGGCGAGCGTCGCGCGAAGTTGAACAAGATCCTACCGACAAGGAACCCGTGATATGGCCGTGACCTTCTCATCCGTCTTCGCTCGACTCGGTCGTCTCTTCGACTTCGCGATCTCGGTACGCGGTCATCAGACCACGCTCCGATCCGAGTACGAAGACACCATGTCGAACTACTCCGACGCCGACCGCGATATGACGAAGACGATCACGAACTCGATCGAGCGTCGCATCGACGAAGCCGGTCGGATCGTTCAGGATCTCAGGTCGGACGCTCAGGCGACGCTGATCGAGATGGTCGACGACGATACGACGGTCGAGGACTACGACGTCGAGAAGGCGACGCGGGAACTCATTCGCCAGATGGTCGCGGGTTCTTCGACGATCGACCGACCGTCAGCCGGATACGTCACGCTGCCGACCGACGGGAAGGGAACGGCGGGATCCCTGAACGCGGGCGACGGCGTCTTCCTCGTCTCCGACCTGATGCCGATGCAGGGATTCGCCGCGTCAGACTCCACCCTCTTCCTCGACTACCCTTCGATCCAGACCGAGACGGTCCGCGCGTCCTGCATCCGGGACGCGACGTCGAGAGCGGTCGCGGAAGGCGAAGAGATCTTCCGGGTCGTCGGCCAGCGAGCGGTTCCGTCTCTCGACGAGGAGTGGCCGAAGGGAACCGGGACGAAGGGAACGATGACGGTCGCGAGTCCTCGCGTCGACGGCGGTCGGACGCCGGGACGGAACGTCTGCACGAACTCCGACTTCGAGGACTTCTCGTCGAATACGGCGACCGGCTGGACGTACGAGACCGGAGTCGCGGGAACGAACTTCTACGCTGCGGGATCCGGGTACACGGGATCGAACGCTCTGAAGATGACCGGGAACGGACTCACGGCGCATCGCCTAACGCAGCCGCTCCGATCGACGTCGGGTTCGCTCGGACAGATCAACCCGGACCGACCCTATTCGATCTCGGTCGCGGCGAAGTACGCCTCCGTGGTTCCCGGCGTCACGCTCACGATCTCGGTTCGCGATTCGAGCGGCGTGATCCTGAACAACCTCGTCACCGGTCGAGCGATGTCGATGGCGATCGCGTCCGGTGACTTCACGACGTCGTACCAGATATTCACCGCGACGGTCTTCTCGCCGCAGTCGATCCCGAAGGGATGCGAGATCGACGTTCGGTTCTCCAGCAACCTCGCGAGCGGATCGGACGTCTTCATCGACGACCTCGTGATCGCGGAGATGCCGCGAATCGAGAGCGGAGGACTCGCGTACCAGATCCTCGGAGGCGCGGATCGCTACGCGGTCGGCGACGAGTACACCGCCGCGATCACGAACAACATCGGCGCGAGCGACGGCGCGATGGCTCGCGAGTTCGAGCGGTTCTTCCGAATCGGAAGCGACCTCGGTCTCGCTCTGCCGTCCGCGACCTCGCCGACGATCTCCGACTCGCTGATCTCCTGAACGGTCTGTAGTCCGGTCTGTAGTCGCGACTACCTCTACCTCCTCCTCTGCCTCCTCCTTCTCCCTTCCCTCCTCCTCTCCCTATCCCGCTCAGGGAGCGAGGAGAGAGAGATCGGATCGGGGATCCCTACGAGGCCGGAGGATCCCGTCTCCCGCATTCCCGCGTCTCGAACGCGTCGTTCGTCCCCGAATCCCTCGGAGGCGGGAGAGGCGATCCCTCGCTCCCGTACCCGTGACCGAGGATTCTCGGAAAACTTCGGAGAAAATCGGTCGAAGTAGTAGACACGGGCGAGGAAATAGGCGATAGTCCTCTCAGCGGCGGGGACGTCCCGCCCGACCTCGAACAAGGAGCAACGACCATGCAAGGATTCACCGAAACGAACGGACTCAACGGCGGCAAGAACTTCGAGCCTCGCGGACCCCAGCCGGGACGACCGGCGATCGACTCCGTCCCGCACTTCGACGACGGACGACCGATCTGGGCACAGCCTCGATTCGCTCGGTTCCTCCGCGTCCGACTCCTCTCCGATCCCGGCTACCCGAACTGGGATCTCTCGTACGCCTTCGCCGAGATGATCGACGGTTCGATCGTCCGACTCTTCGCGGACGACGTCCCCGGAGGACGGTACGGCTTCCGGAAGCGATCGTGGAAGAAGGACGCCGTCGAGGAGGCGAAGCGGTGGAAGGTCTTCCTGAAGCGGACCGAGTTCTTCGACGCGATCTCGACCCTGATCTGACCGGCGAGCGGCGGGGACTTTCTTCGGAAATCTTCGGAGAAAGTCCCCGAAGGACTCGACAAGCAGGAGAACCTCGGCTATAGTCGGGACATCGAGGAAGCGTTCCTCGAACCGACCGACCGAACAAGGAGCAACCATGAAGACCGCAATCAAGATTCAAGAACGCGAAGGCGAATTCGGAAACGTCTGGGAACTCGCGAACGGCTCGCAGATCGAGCAGACGCTCGAACTCAACCACCGCGACTGCTTCGGTCTCGCGACGGAGACGAGCCGCCTCGTCACCTACTCCTACGACGTCACGATCGAGACGACCTCGATCTCGTTCCTCGTCGCAGACTACGGAACCGCCGCGAAGGCGAAGGCGGCGGCGTACCGCTACGCGAAGTCGTGGGGATGGAACCGCGAACACGCGACGGTCTACGCGAAGGATCTGAAGCGAGGCGACTTCATCGTCTGCTGCGAGCGATGGCCGAATGGCCGAGAAGTTCTCGGAGTCTACCGAGACTGCGGAATCGAGATCATGTTCAAGACCTGCGGCGACGACGAGTACCACCACGAGACTCTCGACTCGAAGACTACGAAGATCACGATCTCGCGAGCCTTCTCCGACCGATTCAAGCGATGACCGAACCGGGGAGGCGGGACGTACCCGCCTCCCTTCCCCTACTCGAACAAGGAGCAACGAACATGCAGAACAAGACGAAGATCGAAGTCGGAGACGTCCTCCT